TTTCGTCTAAATCTAAATGGCAATGAGTAATCCCTTCCGGCAAAATGGCTGAACGCAATTTATTGCAATACAAAATATAGCGATAACGACGCGCGGTTGCTGAAAAACGAGCGTGAAATTCATCATCCACCACTTTTGCCCAACTCACTGAAATATCATCAGGTAAATTCGCATTGGTACCAAATGCCCAAGCTTTTTCAGGGCGAACCGCTGTGGTTTCAAAATGCACAACTTGCCCCGTGCCATGCACACCAGAGTCTGTTCTGCCCGCACAAAACACTTCAATTTTTTCATTTGCCACAAAAGATAACGCTTTTTCTAATTCTTCTTGTACGCTACGCACTTTCTCTTGTCGCTGCCAGCCGCAATACTGTTTTCCGTTATATTCAATGCCTAAGGCTATCTTCATTGGAAAATACTCCTAAAACGATTTCGAATTTGACCGCACTTTTCCCGAAAAGAAAAAACACCAATAACTCATCATTATTGGTGTTCTTATCACAAGCTAAAAATTAAGCACGTTTGAAGTCAAAACGTACCAATCTAAAAACGCCAATTTTTTATTAATAAAATCAATTCATTATTTAATTGTAGATTTTGGTATTTCCGAAATCATGCACATTTTTCCGAAATTACAAAAGTTACAGGGCTATAATAATGCTATTTTAAAATTAAAAAAAGTGCGACTTTATTTTTGATTTAATCGCACTTTTATTGCTACTCTTTAATTTCCCCACCAGCAAACATATATGGGTTTACATAGCCTATATATGTTTCAGGACTAAAATCTTCAGGTTGTGCCTTAACTAACTCACCTAAAGCCCATTCATAAGGGATTTTTTCCCACCCTGGCACAGCTTGGATAGTGAAAGTATTTACAGATAAGGATTCTTTCCCTTCATCCTTTTTGGCTTTTGATACATACGATGCAATAGTGACAAATGTACTATTATTGACATAGTCAACTTGCAAGCCTGTTACAGTATGATGTTCTGAAATTGAACCAGTGCGTGCATCTTCAATATTTTTTTCAATAAATTTCATTTGATTGCTCCTGATTTTGGATATTTGGATAAAAGAAAACCGCACTCGATTTATCAAAGTGCGGTGGTTTTAGTTAAGGTTGATTAAATTACGATTTGACCGTTTTCTCTGTTGTTTTGCCAATGTTGTCATGTTTACTCCTAGTCTTGTGTTATTGTTCTTGTGTCTGATACTGCGTATGCTGTAATGCACATTTTAGCGGTACGACCACTTGAAAACTCAAAAAATTCTGGTGGATTTTCCTCATGATTTGTATATAAAAACCTGTGAGATTGATTAGCCTCAACCGTGAATGTTTTGTGTGAATTAACGATGAAGAAAATTCGCTTAACAGGTGAGGGAGCTATATTTATCCACACTTGATAAAAGCTCAGAGTTTTATAAACTGTAATAATAGCCACCTCACACAAATTCCCACCGACCAACTGATTGACTTCAAGTGTACCGGTGAATTTACCAGTTACGCCTTCAAGCCTTGCAGCTTTGATTACGCCACCTTCGACAATTGCACCTTTTACTGTCCCGCCGTTTACCACTGCACCATTAACTGTTCCGCCATTTACTGTTGCACCATTAACGGTGTTACCAGTAATAACACCACCAGTTATTCGTGGTGCCCTAATTTCTTGGTTAGCCATAATATGGTTGCCACGGATTGTGTCTGCAATAATACTGCCACCGTGTACTTCCGTTAAACCAGCATTAGCCCATGGACTAGGCTGTGTAGTATATTCAGTACATTCTTCAAGCATTGGTCGTCCAACAAACATCCAACAGCCGTTTGAATTTGAGCCGTCTGCGTCGTAGAAAAAGAAAAATACATCAACGCTTACGCCATTAGGCGGTACTTGAAACTTAATAAACGCTCGTTCTGCATCATTAATACCCACGAAGTTTTTATTTTTTGGTACACCTACTGTTTTATGTAGCAACCATTCGCCGTTTCGACCACGCACATCAATAAAAATTTCAACCTTAGTACAATTATGATTACCCATATAGGCAGAAACCATATACCAGCTATCAGCATTAACAGCCACATTCTGGAAAATACCAGTGCGTGTTGATGCGTTACCTGTTCGTCTATTGTGGAATCTAACGATGTTTTCATTGGGCAAATATCCACCTTTCCTGAATCCATAATCTGGATCTTGAAAGCATCTTCTTTCACCTTTCTGTTCGTTCGATAGTCCTCTCTCTAATAAAGTCCACCCATCAGGAACGCCATTTGTTGGATTTGCAAAAATAGGATTATAAAATAGGTTCGCACCTGAACCAGATGACAACTTGTCACGAGTTACTGTGCCGCCTACAACCAAATCACCACGAATACCGACTTGACCATTTGCAACAGAAAACACTGGCTTTACATTACCGTCATTCGCATTTGCAACAATCCCAAATTTATCAGCCATAACAATGACCGAGCTTTCTTCTTGATTTGCACCAAGTGCGATACCGGCAACAGCAGTTCGTCCACCAGCAATAGCTTGCGTTTTGATTGTGTGCATTGAGCTAACTTTGCCATTTAGCCCGGCAACAGCACTGCTAACCTGCGATACTGTTGATTCAGCATTGCCAACTTTAGCGGTTAAGGCGTTAATTTGTTGTGCATTTGCTTTATCACTTTGCGCTTGAGCCTCTCTTACTGCAGTAATACCTGATAAAGCTGATTCGGCCTTAGCTGTCACAGTTTTAATTGTTTCAGCTTGTGCTTGGTCTGCTTTTTCAAGATTTTTAATTGCGGTTCCTGATGACTGAGCTTGTGCAGCTATTTGAGCTAATGCACCTGCGACAGCGGTTTGTCTTGTTTTAGCTTCTTCGCCAACAGCATTGTTAATATCAACTTTAATGGAGTTTATGAGCTCTTGCCCAAGATGTGATTTAGTGATTTTGCCCTCAATTGCATTGAGTAGATTATCCGGGTTGTGGTCAGCCTCGCCAAATACGGCCGCGGTAAACTCGCCCTTGTTGTCGTTTTTATCGCCGCAACGCAACCAAAAATAGTATTCCGCGCTCAACGGCACGCCACTCATAACATAGTTATTTTGAGGATATGGCAAGGTTGCCACTTTAACCGCTTTGCTGATGTCATTAGTGGTACTGCGCCAAACCTCGGTGTAGTTACCGACTGTGGCCGTATTTGGCAAATCCCAATCAAGCTCAATTGCAAACAATAGCGACTTAGTCACAAATCGAGGGATATTGAGATTAATCTCAAGCGTGCGCGTTACCGGATCGGACAGTTGCCCTAAACCGTTTTTGCCTCGTATCTCTACCGTATAGCTTCCGCTTGGCAGGTTATCAAAACTAATCTCCGGGCTGTCTAAGTCTAAGTGAGTGCTGTATAGATTGCCGTTACGGTATAACTTAACGTCATACTTGACCGCACCTTGATTTGTTGGCGTGGTCCACGTTAATTTAACCCCGCCATCACCAAAGCTAATATCTGCGTTAGCGGGCTTATTAACTCCTGCGCTATGAGATGTAGTAACGGACGGCATAAAGCTCGCACTACCATCAACAATACCCTCTTTTTGTGGCTCATGCTGTAATGCGGTAATGGTATAGCTTCCGTCGTCATTTTCGGTAATGCCTAACGCGCGGTAGAGTTGCGTTGACACTACGCCTGATTTAAGCACCCAGTTATCAAAAATACTCAACCCTTGCGGCACACTATCAAGCTCAACGATTGCCGGATTAGATTTATCGACCGACTTAATTTTGATTTTTGTCAAACCATCGGTAGTGATGTAGTTTAGATAGCTCTCGCCCTTAATCTCTACAGGCTGATCTAATGTGACCTTTTTACCGTTAATCGCAACAACTCGGCCGCCTAAAACTTTGCCGGCATAGTTGTTGTCTGCGACCTCGATAATGTCACCGGGTAAGTGCATTAATCCTTGTCGTCCAACAGCAAAAGTAATCGTGCATTGCTCAAGGCGTGATGTCTCTAACACCCATTTACCGTATCTATGAGCCTGTCCACGTGAGGTGCAACCATAAGCGGTCATTTTTTTAACGTTGTAACCGTAACGGGCAATCATGCTATCATCGGCAACGTACTCAATAGCCTTTTGGTATAAGTTGCGCTCGTCCGCATACTCAACCTCAACTGCGGTAAAAATCGCCTTGCCTGCGGTGTATTGTCGGCTAAATTTGCCGTCAACTACGTTTGATTGACTGTATAAGCACACCGGGTCGGTTGGTCTATCTTGGATTGCGGTAAATTGCGTACCATCCCAAACTGCAATAGCTCTAAATACTGATGCCATATCGGAGATAACGTTATAAGCGTCTCTTTGCTCGGTAATCCATAAGTTAGATACCATGCGCGGCTCTTTACCGCCGTAGCCATCATCTACAAGCTCATCACAATATTTGGCAATCTCATACAGCATAAATTTATCAATGCCAAAATCGCCAATGCGCTCACCCAAGCCCGCTAATTTATCTGTGATAAGGTCGTAAAAAATCCATGCAGGGTTATTGGTCCACCCCATTTTAAAATCACCGCGCCACAATCCCGGTGCGTACGTGCGCGCTTCCGGGTCGTAAGTTGTCGGGATTTTGATAATACGCCCATACAGCAAAAAGTTGATGTTGGGAAAATTTGGGTTGTATCGGCTATCGGTCTTAATGCCGACAATAGCCATATTTGGATAGCTTAATTTTGTGTCGATAATCTCTGTGTAACTTACCCAATGTGTACCATTTTGTAAGCGTTGAGATTTACTATCCTCAGTTATACGTTTGACCGTAACCGTAAATGGTCTTGGCGGTAAATCATCTATGACGTAACTGCGGTAAAATCTGGATGATGACTTACCCTCGATCTGATATGTTCCGCGCGGCGTGTTATTAACCAAAACCTGGAAATCAACAGACGTGCCGTTTGTGTCTCCCTGATCGTTTTGAGAGATCAATGCGTTTACACCGATCGTTAGACGTAAGCGCGTCACATCGGGATCTATTACCGATCTAGTAATAGGATGCTGTTGTTTTACCTCCGCTCCGACAGATACCTCACGCTCAGACGCCTCAAACCCCTCTAATGGCTTTTGGTCTTGATAGCCTAGATTGTATTGGATCTCTGTGTTTTTAAAGTTAAAACTAGCGGCATCATTATCATCTACACCATTAGCATTTTGGATCGGCGTATTGTCAAAATACGTGTCTTTCCATTTGTTCGCTGGCCCTTTAATTGGTCCGAGCGAAATTAAACCGATTGCGCGTAGCTTTTGCGCCGAGCGTAAAGAGTCTGGCGCCTCGTGCGGAGTATGTCCGCCGCCGCCTTTTGAACTACCACCCATCTATTAATCCTTAAAATAAAAAACCACGCATAAAACGTGGTCTAAATGAAATCTATTTTTTACTTTGTCGGCATATCGTCAAACGTCTCAACCCCTTGTGATATAAGCACAAGACTTGTTAGCATTTTGCCGTACAGCAAAGGGATTGGTCTGCCTTGCGGGGTTAAGTTTTTGATATTGCTAAACGAGGTACTTTGTTTTTTTTCGCCCTCTTTGCTGTAGTCACTCATGCTCGGAGGCTTGGTTAACAATCCAACAACCCCGGATAATGTAAGTGATGCACCCATTGCCCCCATCATGGTAGCCGCAATACCCCATGCTGGTGGCGCGTACCACGCAATAACCATTAGCACAACTCCGGCAACGATTTGTAATACATTACCGCCTTTACCCGCCCCGGCAACTACAGGCGTTAAATGCACTGTACAACCATCTTTAAGATCAATGATTGGCGTTGTTTTGAGTTGCTCCTCAGAGAGATACTTACTACCTACACGGATTTTATAATAGCCTTTGCGGATGTGCTGTCTAAGGCCTTTAATTTGCGTAAATAACCCGCTCATGAGCTCTTTAAAATTGCTAACCTCTAGCTCTATCGGGCTATCTGCAAATCGTTTAAGATCGCCGTAAAATTTAACTTGTACCAATCTCCAAATCTCCATATTGAGTGAGTGTGCTTGAGCCAAAATCCGTTATACGGTACACGCGCCGATAATCTATCCTCGCTGTGGTGTATCATCATTTGGTTACCCAAATAAACCCCGGCATGATTAGCTACATCGGCGCCGACTTGGATTAGGATAATGTCACCAAGCTGTACGTCATTCTCTTGCATCAACTTGTAAAATCCGCATCGTTGCAATCCCTCCTCGTACAGATTGGAGGATTTAAACCAGTCAAACGGATACTCTGACTTATCATCTAAATCAATACCGGACAACATATAGCTGTCTAATACGATATTGCGGCAATCTTGTTTGTTGTTTTCAAACTGCCGCCCGATTAATGGCGGGACATTGCGAAAACACTTAATATCGTCATCAATCACAAGCCAAAAATCCAAATCTAACCGCACTTGGCATTCTCGGTCGGTGGTTGAGAGGTAGGGCAATCCCTTTTCCTTGATACTGTCGGGGTGAGAGTGGACGAGAGCGACAATTTCCCCAACGCCTTCCGCCGCGATAAATTCTTCCGGCGCAATCTCAAAATAATTGATTGGGTCGGGCGATATATTAACGCACGGGATATAGATATTTTGCTGACCGTCAAAAACAACAAAACCACATGATTCCTGCGGCTTACATTGTTCGGCGTGCGCCAATATCTCTTGTTTTAACTTGTCATCAATCATGATTAGTTACCGTATTGTGTCGTGCTCGGAAATCCACCAAAAGGCAAAATCGCATTGTCACCAAAGCGCAATTTACAACCTCTTATGCAGTGTGAGCACTTATCCTTTTTAAGGTCGTTTGTCGGCTTATCAAACTCATCTGCCACCGCGCCGCCAGTGTAACCACATTGAGCAGACCGATACTGCCAAATACAAGTGTCGGAGGTAATCATTAGTAACGGGATTTTTGCATTATCCGTCTCAGCTGGGGACGCAAGCTCAAAAGTTGCCTGTTGATCGTCAAGCGATTTTAACTGCTCAATGATATAGTAACTGTGCACCTCTTGATTTGGGTCGGCATTAGGGTTAACGCCGCCCGGAAAGTTTTTAGCGTCTAAATGCTCAGCATACACAAGACGCCGAGTGACTTTAGCCCCCACTCCTTGCCCAAAGTGCGCAACAATGCCCGTCACCAATCCGTAAAGGTTGGAAACGGTCAATGTCGGTCTATTGCTTGGCCCTTGTCCGCTAATCTCAAAACCGTCCGCTTTAATCGGGTAGGCTTGATACTCGTTACCCTGCCACCACAAATTAGCCTGTGACTGATTTAAGCCGTTGTGAAACCGTAGTAACTCGCCTTTAGTGCTTGGATCTGTGCTGCTTGAGATATGACGAAAATCAATCTCCCAAAGCTCAACCAAGGCACCCTGTTCCAATTCCGGCAAAAGTGCGGTCATTTTATCCGGTAGTTTTTTTGGCATATTTGCTCCAATAAAAAACCGCACTTTCTAAAAGATTGTGCGGTTATAAATTCACGAAAAGATCTAACTGTTTAATTTGCAAAAACTCTTGATTAAGGGCTTGCTTCTCTGACTTGCATTGTTGCAGCAACTTCCCTCGCTCAGTGGCGCGTTGCGTATATTCGGCTTTCTTCTGCTCCCATAATGCCATTTTATTTTTGACTTCATCACGGCGAGCAATACCCTCTGTCCAGTAATCCCATAAAGCTAAGAAACATTCTTCTTGGTAATTTTCCAAGCGTTCTTTTAAATCGGCACGCACTTTGTTTGGGTTAAGCCCAAATAACCAGCCGTTCAGCTTTTTAATCGGAATACATAACATTTCACGGTTTTTGCCATCTTTGGCAACCGTGGTGATATGTCCACAGTTGAATTTCTCACTCTGTTCCATCAGTTTTTTATGCTGACCTTTCCCTGACGTAAGAATGTGCAACCATATTGCTTGAGTATTTTTATAAGTTGATCGTAATACCCACTGCCCATCGTTACATCTCCAAGCGTTGGAAATCTGCGTGGCTTTCAGTTTGGATAAAAGCAAGGCGGATATTATCACTTTCACTGCCGTAACCTTGTAATTCGTGCATTTCAGGTGCAATTTCCCACACGCGTTGTTGCAATTCTTCATAAGTGCGACCTTCAGTGACAAGATGCAACTTATCGCACGTGCCAATCCACGCGGGGATGTTATCTTCTACATCGTACATCACTTCCACAACATAAGGCGGATTGATTTTATCCAAGCGTTTCTTCACTGACATGAGCGTATCCTCAATGGTTATGCCGAAATAACTATTGGCGTTTGATAAAGTTCCAATGTACCACGTTGTAAAGGTGCTAGCTTGGAATGCAGCACTACGCATGATTTCATCATCGACATCAATCAATTCACTACAAAAATGAAGTAAATTACCCACAGCGTGAAAATGAATTGCTGCACCAATTTTAGATTCTCCAATCACCACTGAAACCACGTCGGATTTATCGCCGATAATTTGTGTAATGCCTTTATTCATCAGTTCTTCAACAATATAGCGATAATCTGAAGGGTAAAATTCATAGAAAATCTTTGTTAAATCTGATTTTGATACAAAGAGTTCACCGTCTTTAAGGGTAAACCGTAAAGGGAGAGTGCCAAAATTTGAGGTGAATACATTACACTTTTTATTAGACATTATAAGCCTTCTTTTTATCTAACACATTTCTCTAATCAACATAAAAACACTCACCAAAAATGAAGTGGACGGGTAAATTTATGTGCTATTAAAGGTTAAATAACAGTGATTGAAATAGTTCAAACTGTATCGAATGATAGATGAAAAGTTTTATTTTGACAAGAAATTGCTTGCAATGACTAAAAAAGAAATAAAATCTTACCGCATGAAAAAGCCCCTTTGTAGTCAAGGGGCTAATTTTCAGTTTTTTGTAAAAAGAAATATGTAAGCAATAAAGAATAGGATAAATGCTACAACAAGAATTTTTCCTATCGGTGGGTTGTTACTTTTCTCTTTATCTTCAGATTGGTTTAACTGCGAAAAATATTCAGCAATATCTCCCACATCTTTTCCTGATCTAATATCAAATACTCTTTGTATATCGTTCAGGTAAAAAACCGCTTCTTGCTCAAGTTTTTCGCAATATCCCCAAATGGCATTTTTTTCTGGGTAATAATCAGTGATTGCAACATTTAATGTTACAACTTGCCCATCTACAACATAATCAATCAACACATCAAGATAGCAATAATCCTCCTCTTTGCTAGAGGAAAATTCCAATTTGTCGCGCTTAGATATACCCGTTCCAGGAATGCCTAAATTTCGATAAACTCCATTTTTCCCTATATTAATAGATGCGCCTTTAATTCCGGTTGTAACACTTACGCCGGACTTGCTTATGTTTAACTTTACGCCTGGTAGGATTTTTTTTGTCTTTCTAAATTTTATAGCCATAGGATCTCCTTAAGTAAAGATAAGCCATTTTTACAAAATAAGAGATCCTATTCAATGGATATTAATTAAACACCTGCTCAAAAGGTAGCTCGTAATCAATATATACGCCGTTATCTGTGCTAGTCCATTTGCGGCAAATAACTAAGATTGGTGTTGTTTTGCCCGGTTGTAGCCACTCAAACGACTTATATCCACCGTGTCGCAGTAAGAAACTTTCAAGCTCATCAATGGCCGCTTTATCCCGCTTGCTTAGGCGTACCGTTGGAGTAGCTTTGATTGCTACATGGTTAATCCCATCTTGCATGCGTTGAGAGTATCCGTTACCAAATTTAATCTCTTTAATCTTTGGCTCGGTCTCTGTTGTCATGCCCCAACGGACACCCCATTTAAAACGCTCTTTTGCCATACTACCTCGCCATCATTCCGCCGCTTCGTGACTCGGCTTTTAACACATCGTACACCTGCTGTCTTGTTGCTGTTGCAACCATACGCGCAAGTTTTTCGTTGTCGGCGCCATTACCGTCAAAATTGTTTGTTTGATTGATAATAACGCCGCTTCCGCCGCCACCACTGCTTAAGGCTTTGTTTAGATTTTCGTTGCTCGTGATTTGACCACTTGCCCCCGGCACAAAGATTTCAGGCCCTCGCTCACCGACAAGATAAGCTCGACCGCCACCAACCGGACCGCCATTAGCTCTCGCACCTGATAGGGTTACACTTGTTAATTGGCTTAATACTGACGCACCTTGTGACGCAACTGCCGCCATATTGGCAAACTTTTGCGCCGGAGTAACTGCGGTAGGGTCATTCATGGCTTTCATCACAGCCGCGTGGAGGTTAAGCATAGATTCGGCAATCTGAAACGATTTTGAGATAGCAAAAATAGTACGATATGCCGCGCTATTTTTCGCCCCTGCCGCCTCAATAATCCCCGCTATGCCGTCAAATAACGTAGCCGCTGTGTGTAGTTGGGTAGTTGCCGCTTGTAAGTCCAAATCCTCTTTGCGCTTGCGATACTGATCCTCAATAAGCGCCTTAGCCTCCTCAAATTGCTGTACGCTCAATAATTGTTGATCGTAAAGCTCTTTTGCTTTAACCAGTTGATCTTCGCGTGTAATATCATTTTGCACATACGGATCATTGCCAGAGCCTTTAATCTCGTTAAAAAACGACCGCACTTTTTCGGATTTGTCGTACTCGTCCTTGCGTAGTTTATCTTTTTGCTTGTTAATAGCATCTTCAAACGCTTGATTTTCAAGGGCTAAGTAATGTTTACGCAATTCCAACGCCGAGGCAAAGCCGCGCTCTTTAGCATCTTTCTCGGAAATATCCATTCCGTTAATCTTGGCTATACGTTGTTGATGCTGTAATTCCAATTTCTGTATCTCGTTAGCGTATTGCATATCTAGAGACGAGACATCGTTTGCTTCACTACGAGAACCGCGACTTGATTTCGCTGACGTTTTTTTATTTTCGCCTTTGTTTATTGTTGCGATTTGCTCATTGTAGTTCTGTTCAAGCTTATTAAGCTCTGACTTTCTTAACTGATCGATTGTTTCAAAGCCGCGTTTTTTAATCTCAACTTCGCTCAATACAAGATTTTGAATAGCTTTCTTGTCTTTTTCGTGTTGTTCAGTTAGTTTTTGTTGTCGAGATTTTAGCTTATCTTCAATCTTTTCAAGTTGCGACTTGCCGGCATTCTCTTTTTCTTCTTGCTCGGCTTTCTTGCGTTTTGATTCGGCAGCATCTGCCTCTGCTTTTTGTTTATCCTGCTCTTCTTTTAGTTTTGCTCGAGCCTTGTCTAAGTTGGCTTGCTGTTGGTCCATTTGCTCGCGCATTGCGGCCAATACTTCATCGCTACCATCAAAGGCGCCAGATTCAAACTGTTGTTCTAAGGATTTTTTAGATTTCTCCAAAATGGAGATTTCATTTTCAAGATTTTTTACATGAGTCGCAGTATCTACACCTTTCATTGCCTTAGTCAGCTTAATAAAAGCGCCTGAAAGACTATCTACCGCACCTTTAAAGAATTTTGTGATGCCTGTCGTTTCTGCAAACTGCTCTTTTAATTCATCAGTTGCCTGCCCCAATGTGTCAAGCGAGCCGGATAATGTATCTTTTGCAGAACCCTCACCAGTACCGCCAACGCGTTCTTGTAACGCTTTAAATATAATTTCCTGTGCTTTAGCCTTATCACCAGTCTCAACAAATGAATTGATTAAATTCTGCTGTTCTGATGTAAGTTCAATACCCTTTCTTTTCAGAATAGATATTGCCTCAGCTGGATTTTCTAAAGCTCGACCAAGATTTCTAGCCTCGCTCGAAATATCAGTGCCAAACGTTTCGGCTAAATCTTGAGATAGTTTAATTGCCTCTTTAAATGATTCGCCAGTAACGCTTTTAAATGTCATCATTACCGACATCGCTTGTCGCACACCATCTGTACTAGCAAGCGTATTCATAGCAATCGAGCGAGCGAAATTATCTAGCTCTGAAGATGAAAAGCCAACAGCCGCCCCAGTTGCTCTTAATTGAGCTTCTGTTCTTGCCATGTAGCGTTCTGTTTCTTCAAAAATCTTTATGCCATCGCCTAAAGAACCAACAAAAGAAACAACCGCACCAGTTGCAGCAAGCGCAGCTGTTGCTAATCCACCAATCGCAATTTTAGTGAGATTAATGCCACCAGTGGTTTTCCCAAACCCATCTAGAGATTTACGCGCCTTATTAATTTCTTCGGTAAATTTAGCTGTCTCTGCCTCGAGTTTGATTTTTAAATTGCTAATCTGGTCCAATTCTCAATACTCCATCATTTGCAATAGACGCATCCATCATTTCTTCCGTTGTCATTTCTGCGTTTGGTTTAGCTGTATGTAAAACGCTAAAATCCTGCGCTGTAACAACCTGTTTTAATGCTGCAACGTTGTAAACCGCACTTGCTACCGTGCCATAGCCGTAATCTAACATCTCAAGTGTAAACGGACGTTTGCTAAAGTATTTGCACCAACAAAAATACTCCGCGACAGACATCTCGCGGAGCATTTGGCGGTAATCGGCGCGCTTAAACTCGTGCGCCAACTTTAAAACAAAGTCAAGTTCGGTTTCTAATCGTTTTTTTGCTCACCATCTTCAGGCGCGCTTTCGGACGGCTCAACTCGCGGAAATTCGCAAACATCCTGCACCGCTTCGAGAACGCGGAAAATATCCGCTTGAGTCCAAGTGGTTAACAACTCTTTTTGTAAGTCGTCAATGGACTTGTCACTATCATACGATAACGAGATCGCAATCAAGCGAGTGTGCGCCATTAGATTGTTACGAGTGATTTTGTTGAGCTTGCTATTTAATTCCTGCTCAGTATCGTTTTCGGACACTGGGGCGGGTTTATCTAGCCCATTTAGGTAATCAACATAATCAAGGTAATCAAGCGCGGAGATTGCGGACAATACCAACGACTGACCGCGCAACTCAAACTTAACTTTTTTTAACATGATAACTAGTCTCCTGCCTCGTTATACTCAGCCAATAACGGTTTACCTACGTTAGTTAGCTTAACTGTACGGGTCATCACTTCATTTTGTGGCACAGTTTTACCTAAGGATGACACCCAAGCGTAATACACATCACGCACACCGTTAGGATAGACAACAAGGTAATATTTCTTTTTGCCAGTGTTAAAGTCGCTGACTAATGCTTGTTGGGCGGTATCACCAGGTAGCCAAGCAAGCGTTAATGTAGTTTCACCGGCTGATTTTGCGCCTTGACTTGTGGATTTCCATTCGGCGTTTGTATCGTCCAAATAGTTATCTTCGTAGCTATCCGCAGTAACTTCACCAGGGGAGAGCTCTTTGATTTTCGCAATGCGATCCCAGTTTTCAGGTTTTTTAATTTCGGCCGCGGCGATTGTATCGTTTCGGATTACGGTAGCCTCTTTATCATCTTTGAGACGATAAAACATTGTGCCGGCACCTTTCATTGGGATTGTGTCTTTTTTAGCCATTATCTACCTCGTATGTAATAGCGTATTGCAAGTCAGCGGCTATCCAAGTCGCCATTTGGTCGTCTTGTTCGTAGTCAAATGCCGTAAATGCAATATTTTCTGTTAGTGTTGTCAAAGAGGATTCAACGATGCCCGATTCGTAGATTTCTTGGGTTAATTTATCCAAGTCATCTTCACGGGCGGCGGATTTCATGAAACAGGCAACATGGAGCGTTGCCTGCATTGTGCCGTCCAGATAGCCAGTAGGAGATACGCCACTGATAAATACAGCAACAGTTGGACTTTGGGTCTCAATATCGGTAAATGACGGCTTGCCGTTGCTAAACTCTTTAACTTTTGGGAGGTGCGGTCGTAATGCTTCAATGACCGCTTTTCTTATTTTTGAGTGGATTTTCATTTTTTAACCACTATTTGGATTTGTCGGATTAGCTGAGTGCGTAATTCCTGTGGCATATCCTTTTCGTAGGCCCTTTTTACCTCGGCGTTAAACGATTCGGTAAGTGGGGTTTTGAGTGGGATTTTGACTACATCAATAGGATAGCGATCTTTACCTTGTCGTTGTAACACTTGCACTCGTCCGTTTTTAAGTTTTTGGATAAATGCCCGAGGATAAAGACGATTCCCGATCTTTAACTGACCCTTATTTTCGCCACGGCGCACAAACTGCCCGCCACCCGTTACTAAACGGATAACAGGTAGATTCCCACGATTCACACGGATAAATGCACTAAGTCGTCTTGGCTTAGCTCTCTCAAGTTTCGCACGGCCTTTAATAAGGCGCTTTGGTACATCAACCTTTTTTGATGTCTCAATCACAGATCTAACCATCACTTTAGCAGCAATGTTATTAATCGTGCGTGCCATGGCTTGAGGTACTGCTTTTTTATCAATGTCGGATAAGGCTTTCTTCGCTTTTTCGATGTCGTCATTAATTGCCATCAGTAACTTGCATCCTCCTCTAACTGGAGCATGATAGTGCCGCTGTTAAACGTAAACCCAGTAACAACATAATCAACACCATTAATGGTTGTTTTATCCCCTTTTTTAGGCTTGTAACCTGAGGATTTAAACATTGTCAACGTACGGTAAACACCATTCATCGGCTCCATTTCTTTCGGTGTCTCATCAAGCACCGCTTTGTATTCTTTGCCGTTGATAACATAGACGGACATCATCACATCTGATATGACTTTATCCGCCTGTGCGAGTGCGTCATCAA